ATTTATAACTATATAAGTTTTAAATTTGTTAATTAATGCTTAATATAAAATGAAAGAGAAAATTTTAACCTTTCTGAAATCGAAATTAACCGGGGTCAGTGAGTCATTTTTAGCAGGGGTTGCCGATACATTTAGCAAAACCGTAAAAGAAGAAAAAGACATTGAGACCATATTCACAGATGGGATCATAGAAACACTCAAGTTCTCTGCAACACAACTTCAAGTCGAAGGCGACCGCAGGGCGACAGAAGCTCAGAAAACAGCTTTAAAGAATTTTCAGGAGAAACACGGACTTAAAGAAGACGGCACACCAATAAAAAAAGTTAAGCCAGAGGACGTTAAGCCTGATCCAGACGAGCCGGCATATATGACTGCTTTTAAAAAAGAACAAAAAGAAGCAATGGATGCACTCAAGAAGGAGATTGACACACAAAAGCAGGAAAAGACTTTAACTGCCTTATCTAAAAGGGTAAAGGAGCATGAAAAGCTAAAGGATATTCCGGCATCGTATTTAAAAGGTCGTAATCTGATACCAAAAACAGAGGACGAGATTGACAACCTAGTATCATCTATTGAAACCGATTACAACGGCTTCAAGCAAGAGATGGCAGAAAAGGGGGTTATTCTTTCAAATCCGCCAGCGGGAGGCGGTCAACAGGATGACAAGTCAACTATTGACGACTATCTTAAAGAGAAGTTCCCGGAGGAAACTAAATAATAAAAAATAATTATTATGCAAATAACATCAACAACAGATACCGAAAGAAATCTAGCCGTGGAGCTGGTTCTTGAGGATATTCCGGGGGGAGGGACAGTCGCAGATGCTGATTTTCCTACATCGTCCAGTGGAATGGAAGCGGGGGCATACGTAGGTATAGCTTCCGGTGGTGAATACCATGTCACGAAAATTGCCAGGTCTGTCGCTGCGTTAAACGCAACAGGATTTAGCTCAGATGCTTTATGTGCTATGATTTATAACAATCATGAATTTAAAGTCGGTGACTGGATTCAGAATACAGCGAATACAGCATCAGGAACACATATTGTTTCTTTGACCGCTTCTGGAACGGGAATAACTTGTATGACTATTGCCTCAGGGCTGAATATATTTATGGCCGCCAGCGGTCTATTTATTCAAGCTGCTACAGGAGGCGAACGTGCTAATGGATTTCTTCACTCACCAGTTGCTGTATCATCTAACTCATTCGATTTAAGCGACACTAATACAGGCGTAGGACTTCTGGTTCGTGGTCGTGTTCGTAAGAGCGCAATGCCTTATGCTACTGACTCAACTCTTGAGGCGTTACTTCCTTTAATTCGTTTTGTGTAACTATTAAATACTAGAAAGAATGGAAAGATCAATTTTGAAAGATAGTTTTAACAAAGTGGATATGGAAGCTTATGTTAACGCAAGAAGGGAACAATTCCTGAAGAAGAATTTTTGGGCAAAGTTTTTCCCTTTAAAGTACACTACCCAATTAACATGGGAATCACTTACCGGATCAGGCGGGCTGCCTGTTATGGCCGATGTGATTGAATATAATGCATCAGCACCCTTAAAGACTCGCAGGGTAGTCACCAAAACAACTGGTGATATTCCTAAGATAGCTCTTAAGAGGCAGATGGATGAGAAAGACTATAACGAGTACAACACTCTAAGGGCATTATCTAAGGGTGGCGATCGCAACGCTATTCTTGACCTTGTGTTTAATGATATTGATTTCTGTTATACAGGAGTTATGGCACGTACCGAGTATCTTGCTATGCAGGCTCTCAGCTATGGGGTAATTTCACTGACAACCTCAAATAACAATGGTATTGTTACTGAGGTAGATTGTGATTTTGGAATACCATCAGGGAATAAGACAGCGACCAGCAATAACTGGTCAAACGCTTCAGGTTCCAGTCCATTGATAGACATAAGAACCATCGTAGACAATGCGGTTGCTTCTGGCTACCCACTTGAATATATGGTTATGGACAGGACAGCCTTTGGTGAGCTAAGTGCAGCTACTCAGGTGAAAAATGAGTTTGCCGTGCTTCGTAATACTGATGTGACGGGTGCCGAGCCTACAATAGTAGAGCTAAACAGAATACTCAAATCAAGGCTATTGCCTGAGATCATAATGGTAGATTCTAATACAAGGTTCGAGAATACCGCACACTCGCTGACCAACGTGCCTACCTGGAAAGGTGGCTATGTGACATTTATCCCACAACTTAGGATCGGGAATATCCTTCACGGGCCAATAGCTGAAGAGACTAGCGCTTCTGTTAGTAAGATAGCTACTCAGGTGAAAAAGGATCATGTTTTTATCTCTAAATGGTCAGAATTGGAACCGTTTGGAGAGTTTACGAAAGGACAGGCCAACGCTTTTCCCCGCTTTACCGATGTGGATAATATATTTATCCTTAAAGTCGATGCAACTTCCTGGGCTTAAAAATAGAGGGGGTGGGGTGACTTGCCCCCTTTTAATAAAATGATATGACAAATCTAGAGGCAATAAAAGCCAAGTTAAATTATCCTTTGTCAGATAATTCATTTAAAGTAGCACTACAGGACAGGAGCCTTACTTCGGCAGGTATTTATGTTGGAGGAGAAGCATTCGACTTGGCTCAAGCTGATGTAATCAATACACTTGTGACAGCCCCGGACACTAGCGAAGGAGGTTTTGCTATTAGTCTTACTGAGAAGCAATATCTTTTGAAATTAGCTGACGGAATTTATACCAAGTATAGTAAAGATAATCCAATGACGACTAGTTCTTTGAAAAAAACGGCAACTTTTGTACAACGGTTCTGATGGTTCAATATCCAGATAACATAGTACTAACCACTTCGGCCTCCGCCTCACAGAATGTAAGCGGTGTCTTTACGACAGGAGCCACAGGCTCTTATAGTCTTGATTGTAGGGCCGAGGTCAACGGTACGGGTAAGAGAACAACATCGGCGGACGGTGCTTTGATCGATTATTCATTCTTGGTATTTTTACCTGTGATGACAACGGTCATCCCCCCGGACTCGGGTTTTGTACTCACGGCGCTAAGTAATGGCACTATCACAGGTAAGGTGAAGCGATCATCTAACGGACAACTAAATTCACGGCTATGGCTTTAAAATCAAATTTCGATGAGGCTAAGTCAATGAAGGACGTTCAGAAACAGGCCGACTCTCTTCACACAAAGATTCTTAACTCGTTTATAAGGGCAGGGGAAGAGTTTGTTACCAATGCCAGGGGACAAGGGCAGAGTCATGAGATGGGTCAATATAAGGATGTGACAACGCAACTTCGTAACTCGATAGCTTATTATGTATATTATAATGGTAAGCTGGTTCATAAGAACGAGAAGGGTAACGCTGTTGTGAACTTACAGGAGATAAGTGATATGGTTAAGCCTAAAGGTTATCAGACAATAGGCATCGCTGGGAAGAATTATGCTTCTCATGTTGAGTCAAAAGGGTATAATGTTATTTCTTACCAGGCAGATATTTTTATGGTAGATTTAGCAACATACTTAGAAAAACTCGAAGTGATTGATCAGGGGAGTGCAGCACAAATGGAGGAAACATTTATACCATGAGCGATTACAAGACAACGGATTTTATCATAGATATTGTTTATTCACTATTAGGATCAATAACAGTTCCTAAATATCGAAAGACAAAGCCAACGAAGTCAACCGCTATTGAATACGTTGTTATTAACTCACTTCCTATCAATGCTAATGTGATGCAAAAATGCTATGTCAATGTAAATTATCATGTTAAGGACATAGACGGTGGCACAAGCACCGGATTAACTCCAGATGACACTAAGTTAGCAGCAGGTACAGCACTTGTCTTAGCAGCGTTAGAAAAGGTTACTACAACGGCTTATCTGATTGACTTTGAGAGTCAGGAAACAATACGAGAAGAACAACTCGGAGAACATTATTCAAATTTACGTTTTAGTTTTAAAAATATTAACAATTAAAAAAATAAAATTATGTCAGTATTAGTATTCGGAGTAACAGGAGTAAAATATGGGGACGCAGCTACAGGCAGTAATATGCCTTCTGGTACAGCTCTCACTTCATTACCGAACACAGTGAAGGGGTCTGTAACTATTGAGGAGGGAGCTGGTACCTCTGCTAAATTTTATGAAGATCAGCAGGCATCACCAGTTAAAGTCATTAAGACAGAGGAAGGTGAAGTAACTGCTTCAATGCAATTTTATGATATGACCTTCGCAACAATGGCAGCACTAAAAGGAGGTGTGGGGAACGCTTCAGGTTACACCCCTGCAACTGGATTCAATTTTATTGAATTGGCTCTTGAGATTGAAACAGACTCAGGTCATTTCTTCCAATTCTATAATGCCGCTATTGATGCTCATATAACAGGGGGTGGAAGTCGAGATAGTATGTTTGCCTTGGAGATGAACGCCATTCCGCAGATGACATCTGATGGTACGGGTAGCTGGAAAATTAGGACATTCTCCAACGCTTAGAAACCTCTTATGAAAAAGGAGGCTTCAAATATTATTCTTCACCAACATGGGGCTGCGGATTGCTTTACCTTAAAATGGGGTTGGTTTACTTTTCATTTAAAGATTAAGCCTATTTCTGCCCGTCAGTTGATTGATATAAGCGGCGAATTAAGTCAGCTTAATGTTATTGACAAGGACAGAGAGATGTTCCCTATGTTGATGGAAAATAGTTCTGATTTGGCACATATCTCAAAGGCTATTGCTATTGCTACAGGAACAAGGTGGAAAAAAGTTGTTGCACGTGCTATATTGAAGCTGGACCTTAAAGACATCCAAACACTATTTAATCTGGTGCATAAACAATCTGACCCTTCACCTTTTTTTTTTATTATCATATTGGCGAAGGGCAGCATGAACCTGTTGGAGAAGAAAAAGGAGTAGCTAAAGGTGGGGATTCAATATTTGGT